GTGCGGCGCATCTCGGCCACGTCGACGAGCAAACGGTCGACATCGACCCGCAGGGCCGCGACTTGCCCTTCCATGCGGCCGAAGGTCTGCGGATCGATCATGCTGGCCTCCATGGCAGTCAATTGGGCTGCGATGTAGTCGACCTGTCGATCTGTGCTGGCGCTCTCACTCATCGGCGTCCCTCTCGACCTGCACAGTCCGCGCCACGCGCCCCGCCGAGTCGCGCTCGATCGTGCTCTCGGTGCGCCTGGCCGGCAGGCGCAGACTGTTGTGCACAGTCACGTCAGGCGCTGCGACGGTCACCTCTGGCGCCTCGACTCGCACCTCGACGGGGGTCGGATGGACGTGGACCGACGGAGCCTCGACCCGTACCTCAACGGGGGTCGGCTGCACATTGACCGACGGAGCCTCGACTCGCACCTCAACGGGGGGCGGCGCAATCGTCGCCAAGGGGCCCTCGATCACCATCCGCGTGGGGTTGGCAGGGGGGCGCGCCGAAATCGCCTCCACGGCCCGGGAAATGGCCTCCATGGGGGCTCGCAGCACGGCCGCGGCCCTGGCGCCGCCGTCATCCTGCGCCGCTGCTGGCGCTGGGGCCGGCTCGCCGGCCTCTGTACGGCCCTTCTGCAGCAGCATCAGCACGTCCAGCACGCCCAGCTCGCGCAGCCGCGCGAAGTCGGATTGCAGCTCGGCGAACACGTCATCGGGCTTGTATCCGCGCCGCCTCAGGCTTTCGCTGATCGTCAGCAGGCCCGAGCTGATCAGCTTGAGCTCGCTTTCCGCGTCCTGCTGTGGGTTGACATAGTCCCATTTGGGGGTCGAGTGGTCGCATGCATAGTCCGTGCGCCACAGACCGACCAGCACGCCCGCGTCAATGAAGGCGCGATAGACAGGCTCTATCAGTCGCGGGATGATGCAGAGCCATTGCCGCGCCTCGACCTGGCGTCTGAAATCAGCCTGCCGCACGCGCGCGGAGGAGAAATTGACCTCTCGCATGTCGCCGGTCAACTGCTCATACGTGACGCCCATTCCGACCGCGATCACGTGCAGATGGTGCTTCACCGAGTCGACGTAGCCAGGTACGGGGGTCGGCGCGACAGTGGTGACGTGCATGCCGGGCGGCAGTGATGTGATCGCGCCCGATCGCAGCTCGCCTAGCTCGCCAGTCTGTTGCGCAGCCTGGTCGACTTGCCCGCCCCATTGCGGCGGATTCGCGAGCCCAGACACATCGCCACTGACCAGCACAGACAGCCGCGCTTCGAGATTCTTGCGCGCCAGCTCAGCATCCTCATACAGCTGCAAGTCTCGCACGCGCGGGATGATGGACGCGAGGCGCGTGATGCCGCGCCCCTGGCCGGGCCTCTCGGGGGCAAATAGGTGGATGATGCTGGACGCGGGGACACGCTGACTTTCGCGACGTGCGCCAGTGCGCAGGTAGACACCAGAGTTGCCCGGATGGTCGCTCCAGAGCCAATAGGCGACGACCCTGCCCAGTCGGTCGTACTCGATCCCGTTGACTAGGCTGTTGCCTGCTGCTGCGCCTGTGGTGCGTGCCGTGTCGATCCAGTCGACTTCCAGCAGCTGCAGCTGCAGAGGCACCGGCAGGCCATCGCTGGCCAATCGTGGGCGCAGCCTGATCAGCACTTCGCCGTCCTGCTCCATGGCGCGATAGGCTGCCGCCTGCATGCCCGCCCAGTCGAGGCGCCCGTCAGCATCGCAGACCTTACCCCAACGCGCCCATGTGGCATTGCGTTTTGCGCCGTCGCTGCCCGTGGCATACGTCGTGATGCCGGAGCCAATGGTGTTGCAGACCAGGGCCTCCAGCCCTGCAGCCACGTATGGCACGTTCTGCGTCAGCGCGCGCGCCTTGGCCCGCAAAATGGCCGCATCAGCCTGATGGTCAGCAGCCGGACTCGCGCCGGCCCGCCTGGGACGCCATGAGTCGCGAGGGCTCGCGGCCTCGTAGGCGCGTTGCAGCCTGATCCTGTCGACGTGCCGCGACAGTGCGACGCGGGGCGACAGATAGGCCAGCAGTCGATCGATCATTGGCGCTCGCACCATGTGATGCTCACTCCCGCTGCGTGGCGAACGAATAGCGATACTGTGCCCGCTGCGTGGCCGCGCTCTGGGCCGCCATCTGGGCTTTTGCGTGCTCGTATGCAGCGCGCATCTCCGCCACCGATCGATAGCGCACGCGCCGCCCCTGATACTCCACCTCAAGCTCGGCGCCGAGAATCGCGGCGTCGAGTGCGTCCAAGTCTGACTGAGTGATCGCCACCTGATTAGCCTATCACGCGCCTTGTCTCGCGTATTGGCAAGCGCGGGACTGCGGCGGCGATTAGGGCAGCCTGCGCCCGTGCTGTTTGAGGATGCGATAGACCGTCGCCCTGCCGCATCCTAGCTCGCGCGCAACCTCGCGGGCGTTGCGGCCGTTGAACATCGCCAGCACAGCGCGGACTCGCTCGGCGTACTGCGCAGCGCCTGCGGGGGTGATATAGGGGCGCTCGCCGCGCTCCTGGTGTCTGATGTGCTGTCTTACCGCTCGCGCCTCGTCCTCGGATATGTCACGCAGGAGGTGCGGCCACTGCGCAACCATGTACCCCCATACACGGTCGACGAAATCGCGGTTGCGCATCCATTCGCCGCCAGGCTGTATTGGCCTGCGCTTCACCATGCGCGCCCCCCTGATGCAGGCGCCGGCTTGCGTGCAGGCGACGCATCGATATGTCGAGTGACGACAGTCGGCGTATCTGCGATGACTGTCGCAGTGCGCACTCGATCGGCCATGCGCGCCCAATCTGCGCCAGTCGCGCGATGCAATCGCAGCTCCGGATGATGGGCTGCGGCGAACGCATAGACCCAGGTGTCAAGGCCCTCGTTTCTCGCCCCGCGGCGCTTCGCGAATCGGTTCTTTCGCGGGTCGAAAGTCTCGGATGTGAGCATGCCGAAATACTCGCGCGGCAGGTGATCCGTCGTGTGCACGTGCCGCATCTCTGGCGGCCTCTCTGCGTCGGCACTGAGGCGCCCATAGAGCCAGTGCTTGGCCGCCACTGTCCCGACGTGATAGATCACGACTCCGGATTTGTCGACACCGCCTCTCCAATGCACATCTTGCGCCTTTGGGCGACTCAAAATCGGCGCGTTGTTTGGGACCGCGCCGAAGATGGCCATAGGCCGAGTGATGCGCCGTTGCCGGACAAAATCCTTGACGGCCTCGGTGCGGTGCCCGCCCGCGTCGATCGCTGTAGCCAGCACGTGCAGAGTACCGCCCTCCTCGCACTGCAGCGGCTGCGTGAGCAGGTCCGTCAGCGCATCCCATACTGCTCCGGCCGCTGGATCGCCTGGCAGCTCGACGTAATCGAGCACCCAGCAGCGCATGCCGCTACCCCATGCCACGATCTGGACGGCCAGCCGGTTGTCCTGCGTATCGACGCCGGCCGTTAGCGCGAGACCTCCAGATGGCACCGTGCGCAGCGGGTAGGACTCGGCGCGGTCGGCTACCGCGTCATGTCTCACGGCCCGCATCGATGGGTCCTCCCACGTCTCGGCCAGGCGGTCATTGACGAAGGTTTTTAGCTTCGCCGGGTCGTCCTGCGCCTCCAGCCATTTTGCGACCAGCTCGGCCCATCGCGGGCCTAGCCCGATCTGGTAATACAGGCCATTGAGTGCATAGCCCACTGTCCGCGCTCCAGGCGCCTCAGCGACCCATCGGCCGGCAGCGATCATCGCTGTCTTGTGGTGCTCTGCGATCTCTGCGCCGCAGTCCTCGCAGACGTAGTGCACGCCAGTCCCGCCCGGGCCCCATCGCAGCCCGCTCCACACGAGGGGCTGCTCGTGCCCACAGTGCGGACACGGCACGTAGTACCTGCGTTTGTCGGATCGGTCGTATAGCCACTCAATGCGGCTGGCGTGCCGTAGTGTCGGCGTGCTGATGTAGAGCCGACGGCATGTCGACGGGAATGCACTCGTGCGCCCCTCGAGCATCTCGATAGGGTCGTCTCCACTGGACAGCGAGGCTGCGAACTCATCGACCTCGTCGACGATCAGAGTCCGCACCGATGTCGATTTGAGGCGCTGCGGACTGCCGGCGTGCTCGAGGTACAGCTGGCCGCCCAAGAAGTCCTTGAAGTCGCGCCTGTTCGCCGCTTCGCGGCTCGATGTGCTGGTCAGCGTGTCACGCACTGCCGGCGACTCGTCGAGCATCGGCTGCAGCTTTTGCGCTATCCATTTGTCTCGACTGACCT